ATTGAACCTCAAATATACCCAACAGCAAAAATTATTGGAAATTTAACTGAAACATCAGGTGCTACTGGAACAGGAGGAATTTTTGTTGATAATGCTGAAGTATTTTTCTATGAAATGGGTGGTAAAGATGGACTTTATATACCAGCATCTGATAAGTATGGTGTTACTATCAATGAAGTAGACGCACTAATTTCATCTGGAAGTATCGGTGTAGGTGCTGCAGCAACTGCTATTGTATCCGCTGCTGGAACTATTTCATCAATTGATATAACAAGTGGTGGTTCAGGGTATTCTGGATTAATTGATATTGGTATTTCATCTCCAGTAGGGATTGAAAAAGTTGTTGGGGTTGGAACTACTGCTACCGCTACTGTAACAATAACAAATGGTGCAATATCTGCTGCTACAATAGTAAATCCAGGTTTAGGTTATACATTTACCAACCCACCAAATGTTATTATAGAATTACCTACATTCCAAACTGAAAAAATTACATCTATTGATGATGTTGAAGGTTTTACTGGAATTATAACTGGGATTAGTTCAACAACCAATAGTGGACAAACCGCACTTAAGTTCTTCTTTAGAGCAACAAAAACTGCAAGTAGTTTATTGGTTGGTTATCCATTATTAATTAAGGATACTACAGTTGGAAGTGGTGTTGTCTCTGTAGATACTCACAATTCATCCGTGGTTGGTGTTGGAACAACATTCCTTGATAATGTTTATAAGGTTCATGCTATTTCAACTAACGGAGAAGACGGTGTAATTACTTGCAACGTTCAGAATGGTTCAAATGTAAGTATTGCAGAAACTGGTTTCCATTATCCAACTGGTATTGGAACATCAAAATCATTGGGTCGATTAAGTTGGGGTAGAATATACAATGCTACTCGTTCTACTAGTCCAATTTCGATTGGAGTAACTGGATTGACAGTTAACTCAGGTTTGAATACCTTCCCAACAATTCAAAGGAAAAATTATACTGCAGCATCTTTAAGAGGTCTAAGATCTACTGGTGCAATAAGAGTATTTGGACTTTGATTAAATAACCACTATAAATAAAAAGAAAAGTATAATTTTAAGATGTCGGCAATTGTTACTGACCAATTTAGAATTCTGAACGCAAATAATTTTGTAGAATCAGTAGAAAATACGAATAATTCATACTATGTTTTTGCAGGATTATCAAATCCAGCAGGATCAGGAACTTTAGTGGGTTACGGTAGATCTTCAAATTGGAATTCAATCACACCACCACCAACAGATAGTTTTTCATATAGATCTCATACTGGTGATACCATGATGTTTGGTAAAAAAGTATCATCAGCAAATATAAGAAGGATAATAAGAAGAGTTGATTGGGTATCTGGAAATAGATATGAAATTTATAGAGATGACTATAGTGCCTCAAATCCAAGTCCATTAACCGCTGCAAATAGATTATATGATGCAAACTACTACGTTCTTAATTCCGACTTCAAAGTTTACATTTGTATTGATAATGGTTCAACAGGAACTAACCCGCTTGGAAATGTGTCTCAAGATGAACCCACATTTACAGACTTAGAACCATCTAAAGCAGGTAATAGTGGAGATGGATTTATTTGGAAATATTTGTTTACAGTCTCTCCTAGCGATATTATTAAATTTGATTCTACTGAATTCATAACAGTTCCAAATAATTGGTCTTCAAGCACTGATTCACAAATAAGAGCAGTTCGTGAAAATGGTGATTCTTCTGTAAATCTAAATCAAATAAAACATGTTTATATTGAAAGTGCTGGTAGTGGATATGCAAATGGATTAAGTCAAGAAGTTGATATCATAGGAGATGGAACTGGTGCAAAAGCAAGAGTAGATGTTGTTAATGGTGCTATAACAGATGTCATTGTTAGTGCTGGTGGAAAAGGTTATAGTTATGCTTTAGTTGATTTAGGAACTTTAAATAGCAATGTAAGTGCAACTGGAAGAGCAAAATTAATTCCTATCTTACCACCAGGTTTGGGTCATGGCACAGATGTTTATACTGAATTAGGAACTGATAGAGTAATTGTTTATGCTAGATTTGACGATTCTACTAAAGATTTTCCAATTGATACTAAATTTGCACAGGTTGGTATTGTAAAAAATCCAACTAAGGTTGGAACGTCTGTAACCTACACTGACAACACTTATTCTTCACTTCAAGCAGTTAAATTTAGCAGTGTAACTGGAACTCCACAAGTTGGTGAGGAAATAAAACAAGTTTTAACCATATCCCCTAATACTGGAAAAGTTGCTACTGGTTTTATTGCTTCATATGATATTGAGACTAAAGTTCTAAAATATTTTAAAGATAGGTCTCTTAATTTTAATAGAACAACTTATGATCAAACAGATTATACTGGTATATCCACAACTGGAAGATCGTATCAATTTGAATCTGATAGTAATGCCAATGATATAAAAGGTGCCACATCCACATTTTCTGGTTCAATATTTTCTAATTTTTCAGGCATTACAACAAACCCAACTGGTAACAAATTAATAAATTTAGAAACTAACTTTGTTTCAGGGTTATCTGATTCAGAGATAAATAAAGGGTCAGGTGAAATAGTCTACTTAGATAATAGACCTTTGATTGTTAGAAACTCTCGACAAAAAGAAGACATTAAAATCATACTAGAATTCTAAAATGCCACAAAAGACTAACTTAAATATATCACCTTATTATGATGATTTCGATAAGGCAAATAATTTTTACAAAATACTGTTTAAACCTGGATACCCAGTTCAAGCAAGAGAATTAACTGGTCTACAGTCTCTTCTACAAAATCAAGTTGAATCTTTTGGTAAACATATTTTTAAAGAAGGTTCTATGGTCATACCTGGTGGTATTGAATATGATCCTACTTATTTTTCAGCAAAAATAAATTCTACTCATTTAGGTGTTGATGTATCAGTATATTTAAGTGAAATAATTGCAAATAATAGCGGAAAGGGAACAAGAGTAAGAGGACAAAGTTCAGGTATAGTAGCAACAATTAAAAATTTCATTCTTCCTCCAGAGGAAGGAGTTGATGAAATAACAATTTTTATTAAGTATAATCAGTCAGGGAATGATGGAGAGAGCACAGCATTTCCAGATGGAGAAGTGCTCATACTAGAGGATAATCTAACTTATGGAAATACAACTTTAAATATAGAAGAAACTGTTTTAACTTTAGTTTCTGAGAACGCAACTGCTACTGGTTCTGCTTTTGGTGTTAACAAAGGTGTATATTTCATGCGTGGAATATTTGTTGATGTTCCAACTTCCCTAATTGTATTGGAACCATATTCAACTACACCATCATATCGTGTTGGTTTTGAAATTTTAGAAGAGATTGTTAATGCAAATGATGACTCATCTTTATATGATAATGCAAAAGGATTCACAAACTTTGCTGCACCAGGTGCTGATCGATTTAAAATTACTGTTAAATTAACTAAGAAAGCGTTACAGGATTATGAAGATACTAATTTTGTAGAGTTATTCAGAACAACAAATGGTGAAACTAAAAAATTACAAGATTCTACAGTATATTCAGAACTTAAAAAATATTTTGCAAAGAGAACATATGATGAATCAGGTAATTACTCAGTCGAACCTTTCCGTGTTAATTGTCAAAATTCTCTAAATGATGAAGTTGGATCGGGTGGATTATATACAGAAAATCAATTAACTGACAAAGGAAATACTCCAACTGATGATTTAATGTGCTACAAGTTATCAGCAGGTAAGGCATATGTTAGAGGATTTGATGTATATTTACCAGGAACTACAGTAGTTGATGTAGAAAAACCAAGAGATACAAAAACAATAAAGGTAGCATCAATTCCATTTAATATGGGAAGTTTAGTAAAACTTAACCATGTTATTGGATCACCTTTTGTTAATATTGGTGGCACAAATACAAATGTAGTTCAACTATACAATCAAAGAAGAGGAGCAACTACTGCAGGGACTAATGGTATACAGATAGGTGAGGCAAGAGTATATTCTTTTGGTGTTTCTGATGCACCATATTCAGGCACTACAACAGAGTGGGATTTACATTTATATGATATTCAAACATTTACTATTTTAAAGTGTAATGTTTTAACAAATGCAGGTGATAAAGTAGCGGGAACAAGAATTAGAGGTTTAGCAAGTGGAGCAATTGGGTATCTTGCAAAAAATGCAAATGCAACTGGTGTAAATGAATTAGCAGTATCACAAACAACTGGTGCTTTTATTAATGGGGAGCAAATAATATTCAATGAAAAAACAGCAACAGAAAATGCATCAATAGTTGAAGTTCTTCAATATACCACTGATGATATCAAAATGGTGTATCAAGACACTTTTGGAACAACAGGTATTTCAACTTTTGCTGCAGATACTAAACTTTATGATCGAGTTTTACCTAGTTTTTCACTCACAGACCAGTTAAATGTAATAAACACCTCTGCTCAAGTTAATAATCGTAATTTTGCAGGAGTTGGAATTAAAACTGATACTATAATTGCATTTAATAATGGTATTGCAAATGATCCGCATTTTAATAGAATATCAAATATTAGTTCTAATGGTAAGACACTTACATTATCATCTACAAATACAGTTGCTGGCATCAATAACGGTGCTGTATTATCTGGTGTTTCAACTTCTTCAACATTTAGAATTAAAGTTCCAAAAATTATAAACACTGATTCTGGTATTTTTTCAAAGTTACCTAGACAAGTTATTTCAAATGTAGATACTTCTGGTTCTAATTTAATCATCAGTAAACAAATTGTAGGTCAAAATGTAAGTAGCAAATCTTTAAGTATCAATTCCCAATCTGCATTTGATGCCTCTGTAGGAATTACAAGTGTATTTTTTGAACCATTTGATGCTGAAAAATATTCAATTACTTATCAAGATGGATCTATTGAAACATTAACCTCAGATCAAGTTACTATTTCTGATAATGGAAATGTTGTATCATTTAGTGGTTTGAAAGAAACAACAGCAAGTCAAGTTGTTGTTAATACAACTTTAAAAAAGGTTGGTGCATCAAGTAAATCTAAAGATTATCTAAGAAGTCAACAATTAAGTGTTACAAGAACTTCAGGAGTAAATACCTTGAATGGACTCTCAATACATGATGGATATGGAGTAAGAGTTGAAGATAGAGAAATATCATTAAATGTTCCTGATGTAGTTAAAATTCTCGCAGTTTATGAATCAAAATCAAATGCTGTTCCTGTTTTAGACGCTTTAACATTTGTTTCTGGTTTATCTTTAAACACAAATGCTATAGTTGGTGAAAAAATTGTAGGTAAAGATAGTAGAGCAGTAGGTCAAATTGTTTCTGCACCAAGTGCGACAGAAATTAGATTTGTTTATCTTAATGCAAATAAATTTACAATCGGTGAAGTTGTAGAGTTTAAAGAATCTGCAATTGAATCAATACTACAACAAGTTGAAATTGGCAATTTTATAGATCGAACCAACAATTACGTTTTAGATAAAGGACATAAAATTCAATACTGTGATTTTTCAAAAATAGTAAGAAAAGCAAAATCTGCTATACCATCAAAACAATTATTAATAATATTTGATCAATATCAAGTGGCAAGTGGAAACACTGGTGATTTCTTCTCAGTAAATTCATACACAAAAGAGAGATATTCAAATGATATACCATTTGTAGGCAATCGTAGAGCAACTGATATTATTGATTTAAGACCAAGAGTTAATGCATTTACTGTAACAAATACATCCAAATCTCCATTTTCATTTACAAGTAGAAGTTTTGAGTCAACAAATCCATTTGTTGTAACACCCAACGAAAGTTCAATTTTAGGATATAGTTACTATCTACCTAGAATTGATAAATTGGTTATTAATCAATATGAAGAAGTTAAATTAATAAAGGGGGAATCATCTGAGGAACCAGTCCCACCAACTGAGGTTGGAAATTCTATGGAGATTGCTGAAATATCCCTACCACCATATCTTTTCAATACTGTTAAAGCACCTAATATTAGGATGTATGATAATAAAAGATTCACAATGAGAGATATTGGTGCTCTTGAGAAAAGGATAGAAAATTTAGAATTAACAACTTCTTTAAGTGCTTTAGAAGTCAGCACACAATCTTTAGAAGTTAAAGATGCAGATGGACTTAATAGATTTAAAACAGGATTTGTTGTTAATAATTTTTCAGACAGAAACTTTATTGATTTTTCAAGAGAGACAGGTTCACGATGTGATGTTGATGTAATTAATAAAGAATTAATTAGTGCTGTTGATTTTTGGTCAATCAATCCAGAACTTGCGTTAAATCCAAGTATTGATATTGATGCTGCTGATTTAAACTCTAATTTACAACTATTAGATACTAATTGTAAAAAAACTGGTGACTTAATCACATTAAATTACACTGAAGTAGATTGGTTAGAGCAACCTCAAGCAACTGAAGTAGAAAATGTTAACCCGTTTAATGTCATTGTATTCATGGGTGGTATTATTCTCGACCCTCCTTCAGATAATTGGACAAGAACGATATATCTTGAAACTGATAGAGTTGAGTCTAGTGGGGCAACATGGGCAGAAGTTGCGACTGAAGAAGTGCTTGGAACTATAAACGAATCTCCTCTAGAATCAACTGATGGTAGTTTGGTTGTAAGAGACATTCAAGATCCAGATTATAATACTTATAGAAGAAGAATAAGAATTGTTAAAAGATTAACTGCTCAAACTCAAGAAATTAGAACATCATATCAAAATGTTTTACAAGGTCCTAGTCATGAATTTGATTATGTTGAAAGTGTTAAAGTAACAAGTGAAGTAGATCCATTCATGCGTTCTAGAAACGTATTCTTCAATGCAAATGGTTTAAGACCACTTACAAAACATTATCATTATCTTGATAATGGTGTACCTGATATTGTTCCAAAATTAGTTGAAATAACTATGTCATCTGGAACTTTCAATGTATTTGAAAATGCAAAGATTGAAATTAACGGTGAGCAAATTGGATTTATGAGAATACAAAAACCAAATCATAAATTTGGTGATTCTTCAAGACCAGATGTAGGAGCTGGTTTAGGATCTCCATCGGTTTTAGTTGAAGAATATACTGTTGATCCATATGATAATACAAGACCAGCTCCCTCAGACACATATTCTGCAACATCAAAACTTTTAAATATTGATTCAATATC